CTACGTACCAGAAAAGACTTCATTCCTTGTGAATACACTTCTTTCTGCTACTGCGGTTGCTATCGATGCTGAGGGTATTGTTCAACTCACATGTCGTGAATCTTAATAAGGAGATATTATAATGGCTTACTCAAAAGACAACCTCCAGCCTATCGGTGGTCAATCTAAAGCTGGTAATGCTCCTCAGATGTGGAGCTATACAGCACCGGGTACTGATGCTCTTGCTGACATCAATACTTCAGGTTACTTTAATGACGCTTCTACTGTATTAAAAGTAGGTGACTTAATTCATGTATGGGACGCTTCTGTTCCTACATCTTCATTAGTTACTGTACTTTCTAATGCTTCTGGCGTTGTTGACGTATCTGATGGTACAGCACTATCAGTCGCTGACGCTGACTAAGTAGTAAATGCAAAGGGTGGGAGTTTAGGCTCCCGCCTATTTGCACATTTGGAGATTATGAATGGCAACTGGTGATACCGATATTAGAATATGTTCTGACGCATTATTAATGTTAGGAGCAAATCCAATTTCGTCTTTTACGGAAGGTACAGATGAATCTAACATTTGTGATCGTTTATATCCAGATGTAAAAATTAAAACACTTGCAAGTTATCCATGGTCTTTTTCATTTAAAAAAATCCAGCTTTCAAGACTAATTACAACACCAACTAATGAATACAAATATGAGTATCAATTGCCATCAGATATGATTGCAAGACCTAGAGCTTTGTATGATACAAGCACTACTTACGCCCAGCCTAGGCGTGATTATAAAATTCAAGGCGATAAAGTATTAACCAATTATGAAAAGGTATACATTGATTATCAATATAATGTACCAGAATATTCTTTACCTCATTTTTTTGTGCAACTCTTAAAATATCAAATGACATGGCATCTAGCATTACCTATTACTGATCAAAATGAAAAATCAGAATATTGGAAAATTGTTGCTGAAGGCAACCCGGGAGAAAATGGTCGTGGTGGTTATATGCGACAAGCAATGTCAATTGATGGACAAGGACAACCTACCAACGCAATACAAGACTTTTCACTTATTGATGTGAGGTACTAATGGCTAGGTTTGTAAATATACAAACTAACTTTACAACTGGTGAGTTAGATCCATTACTTAGATCTCGTGTTGATCTTAACGCATATGCAAATGCATTAGACACAGCAAAGAATGTTGTCTGTCAACCTCAAGGTGGCGTTACACGCAGACCTGGCACAAGATTTATTACTGAACTAGGTGGCACTCCAGAAGATGGTGTGCGTTTAGTTGCATTTGAATTCTCAATAGATGATAGTTATATATTATGTTTTACTAACAATCGCATGTATGTCTTTAAAGACAAACAACTTATTACTAATATTAATGGATCAGGTAATCCATATTTAGATACAACAGGTTATGGCTTAACATCAACTCATTTAGATCATCTTGTATGGACCCAATCTGCTGATACATTGATCCTAGTGCATGAGGATCAAAGACCAATCAAAATTATACGTGGCGCTTCTGATAGTGCATGGACTATAGCAAATATTACATTTGATTCTATCCCACAATATGCTTTTACATTATCAACAAGTAATCCTTCTGGTACCATTACTCCTAGTGATGTGTCTGGTAAAATTACTATTACAGCTTCTGCCGCAGTATTTAATAGTGGACATGTTGGTCAGTATATTAATGCCGATCCACAAGGTAGAGCTAAGATTGTAAAATATAATAGCTCGACACAAGTTGATGTAGTTACAGAATTTCCTTTTTTTAATACATCTGCTATTGCGTCAGGTAATTGGGAATTAGAAACAGGTTACGAAGATGTATGGTCAGCAAGTAAAGGATGGCCAAGATCTGTTACATTCCATCAAGGGCGTTTATTTTTTGGTGGATCTAAATCAAGACCGTCAACGATATGGGGATCAAGAATTGGGTTATTTTTTGAGTTTGAAGCTGTGGAAGGATTGGATGATGATGCCGTGGAAGCTACTCTTGATACTAACACTTTTAATGCTATCGTTGATATTATTAGTGGTCGTGATCTGCAAGTGTTTACTACGGGCGGTGAGTTCTATGTTCCGCAAGAAGGATTAACACCGATTACTCCGGCAGATTTCTTTTTAACATCTGCATCACGCAATGGCATGAAAGAAGGATTGCGTGTTAAACAGTTAGAATCTGGAATTATCTTTATTCAAAGACAAGGTAAACAATTATCTGAAACTGCTTACTCTGATACACAGCTTACTTATTTAACCACTAAAATTTCATTACTGTCTGGTCATTTGCTTAAAGGCCCAAAACGCATGGATATTCGACGTGCCGTAGCAACTGATGAAAATGATCTATTATTAATCGTCAATGAAGATGATGGATCAATGGCAGCATTCTCACTATTAAGAGCGCAAAATGTTATTGCTCCAAGTGAATTTACAACGATTGGAGATTTTATTGATGTTGCTGTTGATATCACAGATATTTATACTGTTGTAAAGCGTGCTGACAGTGGTACTAATAAATATTATATTGAAGTATTTGAGGATGATTTACTGACTGATTCTGCTGTGACTGGCGGTGCAGTTGCAAGTTTAGATGCTTCACATATTGATGGAGCAACAGTTAATGTAATTTCTGATGGTTATGTTGAATTAGATCAAACAGCTGATAGTGCAGTTACATTTACAAATACACCTACCTCATCATGTGAAGTTGGTATACCAATTGATGTTCAAGTTAAAACAATGCCTATTGATTTAAAAATACAAAGTGGAACAAGATTAGGTTTTAAAAAACGGATCGTGGAAGTCAATGCATTATTATTAAATACACAAAATATAGTCATTAACGGAAACTTGGTTCCAATTAGAAGTTTAGGTGCTGGAGCATTAGATAAAGCGGTACCAGAATTTACTGGAACAAAGACATTGCATGGTATACTAGGATATAGCAATGAAGGACAGATTACAGTAACTCAATCTGCTCCATTAAAATTTACACTGCTCGGGTTAGAATATAAAGTAGCAGTACATCAGGGGACATAGTATGGGTTGGCAAGTTGCATTACTGGCAGTAGGAACAGCATTTAGCGCATATCAAAGTTACGCACAAGGACGTTCACAACGTGAGATGTATAAATTACAAGCAGCACAAACCGTTGCTGACTCAGAACGTCGATCTCTGCAATATGAAGAAAGAGCTAATGAAACATTACGTAACCTTAACAAAACAATGGCAGCTAATATATCAAAAGGATTTGCTGGTGGTGTCAATGGTTTTGAAGGATCAACTGCATTTATTAACTCTATTAGCGGGACTGATGCTGGACGTGATTTTATGTTTGACATTAAAAATGCTGAAAATGCTATTTTAGGTGGTACAACTCAAGCAAGTATTTATGGTCAAGCTGGTAATATTGCATATAGTAGTGGGCTATTAAGTGCTGGTGCTAAATTAACAGAAGCAGCATACAGTTACAGTAAATTAGGTTCTGCTCCAGATTAAGGTAAATTATGGCACAAACTCGATACACAAGACGTGGCATTACATTAGAAAGGACTCAACCTTTAGACTTTGCTGCAACTAAAGAAAGCATTCGTTCATCTCAAGCCTTAGAAACTAGGTTAGATAAAATATCAGAAATTGCATTTGAACAACTCAAAAGCAAAGCTGAGCGTGAAGGTAAATTATATGGTGTTCAAAACAAACCTACATTACAGCAAATACAAGATGCCATTAAAGAACAAAGACCTATAGAAGATTTATATGAACCAGGTGATACTGTGTTTAGTGCTTCTGCCCGAGATGCTCAAGCAGCTTTATTGCAACAAGATTTATTAAATGACATTACTTTAAAATTTCAAGGGATTGATAATGCAGTTAAGAATGATGCTGATTTAGATATTGATGAATTATTAATTGACATTAATTCTAATATTGAAGGCTATGCTAATGTTATTGATCAAATCGATCCTGAACGTAGTATTAAGTTTAGAGCAGCAGCATCCACTGTTGGATCACAAACAATAGATGCCGCACTAAAAGCGAAACAAAAACAAATCACAGCCGCTAATGAAGTTAAGATACAAGATCAACTTTTATTTTATAAAGATTATGTATCACGCGCTATTGCATCTAAACAAGATCCATTATCAACCATGGCGTTTATTGAAGAGCGTAAAGTTAATTCATATGAATTATTTAGACGTAATCCAGAGACATTCTCAAACAATATTGCTGAATTTGATAAGATCACAAAAGAAGCAATTATATCTGAAGTGGCTAATGATTTAATTAGTTCTGGAAATTTATCTAAGTTTTATAAAGGAGATATGGGTGATTGGCGTATCTTATTACAAAATCAAGGCCTAGATGATGCAGAGTCAACTAATAAAATTATTAAATTAGCAACAGACAGAATAGATCAAAAATTAGTGACATCAAACAAGTTAAGAGAATCACAACGAGAATTAAATCATGAAGCATTTATTAACTTATATGATCGTTTTGATCGCAAAGAATTAAGTGGTGAAGACTTTAAGATTGAACTCAAAAAATTGAATTATCCATTGACTAAAGAATTAATTAAAGAAATTGATGAAAATAAGCAATCATCTATGATGCAAGATGAGGTTTATAATGATTTAGCATTGCAAGTCCAGGTAGGACAATTAAGTTATGATGCAATTGATCAGCATGCTTATGTAGGAGAAATTACTCATTCTCAAGCTGCTGAGCTTAAAAAACAATATCGCTCTGTTAATAAAACATTAGTTGATGGTAATCGTGTGATTAATAATGAATTTAAAATGCTTGATGAGCGTGAGATCATGTTGCTTAAACTAGACGATCCACGACGTATTCTTATTGCTGATGCAAGAAATCGATTAGAAAAATTACAATCAGATGCCGCAGCTGAAGGTCGCGCATTTAATCAAACCATTGAGGCTAAGAATATAGCTAAAGAAGTGTTACTTGAATACTCTCAACAAGCTATGCCCAAACAAGAGAAATACATTGTTAATATTTTACAAAAAACTAAGTTTGCATATGATAGAGATACATTCATCCGAATGACTGATGATCAAATTAAGCAAATTAAAACGCGTGATGGTAAGTCGTTGGCTAGAGGAAACATATCTCAACTAATAAAACGCAGAGATAATTTAATTAAACTGCAACAAGGATTAGTGCTTGAAGCTGGGGAATATTAATGAATCAAGATATAGATAAATTATTTATAGATGATGAATATTATAGACAGGGGATTACTGATCAGGATCCATTATTGCCAACACCTTATGAAGAAGCTGTATTAGATCCATTAGCAGCAACAACAGAAGCATCACCACAAGCATATGCAGAAATGCTATCAGGATTAGCAAAAGGCGGTGTGCAAGCATTAGGGACACCATCTGACATTATTGGTTTAATAGGTGGACTGCTTAATATGTTACCTACTATTGATGGAAAAGGTTGGATACAGCCAGAAGGTAAAACATGGGAAGAAGCTAGTATGGGGGAAAGATTCTCTG